GGTGTTAGCCTTTCTTCTGGCAGTGTTATTTGCTACTACGCTTAATGTGCGGTATGCCGTACAGGACGTATGGCTAATGTTGGTTCTATAGCTATTTAAGAATGAGTCAATACAGGTCAACGGGTGGTTTAGATGACGCGATTGCCAGCGATGGTGACAAGGCGTTTAATAGTGTTAACCTGCGTGACCAGTTGAACCAGTTGCTGCCTACCGAGGTACGGGAGAGCGTTAACGGGCGCATGGAGGGGTACTGGAAGCCAAGGAAGAGCGTTGAGAGCAGGACGGGTGCGCTAGTATCTGGTGGTAACCCATTGCAGTTACCGTTCCTGCTGGTTGGTACAAGTGTACTGATTACTGCTGCTACTGTGACTAGTGGGGTTGTTACGTTAACAACAGCTTCTAATCATAACCTAAATGCTGGAGCAACATTGAACATCCAAGGGATTATTTACACTGCTGGGAGTGATCCAAACGGAGTGTTTACGGCTACTACTGCCGCTACAAATAGTATAACCTACCCACTTACTGGTGGTTCTGGATCATACACCGTATCGGCTGTTACTCCAAGAACCGAGGTTATCACATCCACCTCAAGAGCAATTGATGCTGTAACAGTTCCCACTACGGGAACTATTCGGATTACCGTTACTGGTCATGGGTATGCGGCTGGTACTACTGGCATGGCTACGATTTCTGGGCTAGATGCCGCACTTAATGGAAACTTCCAACTGACTTATTTTGATGCAAACAGGTTGGATTACACAGTTGCTGGTATTACAACTGTATCCGATGTTAATGGTACACTTTCACAGACTCCAGTCAACGACTCTGCTGCTGGTAACGTCCGTGCGTCTTGCTTGTTTAGTAACCCTAATGAGCAATCTAAAGAGTACGTTATCGTAGCGTTGGATACCGTTGCCAAGAAGATCGACCTTGATAACTATGCGGTAACAACGATTACCTACCCACCAGCCCAGACGGTAGATGCGTTTACTGACATGATCCAAGTGTTTGACAAGGTCATGTTGTTCCGTGATGGCAAACAAGCTCTCGAGTGGTATCCAAATGGCCGCCCTATTGTCTCAGCATCACAGTCATCAACTACAGTGACAATGAATGTCCGCGAGCATGGATTGCTTGCTGGGGCTTCAATAACCGTAGCTGGGCTTGCTCATGCCACATTAGTTCCGGCAAATGGAACCTTTACTGTTCTTGCCGTATCAACAAAAGATCAATTTACTTACACGTTTACCACAAGCCAAACTGTTGCTACATTTGATACTACTGTTGCAACTGTTTCAGATGGCTTCAGTTTGTCCCCAGGTGGTGCTTATACTCAACCTCAAGTATTTGATTCAAATGGAACCGAAGTTGTTGTTTCTGGCGGTCTTGTTTCATTGACGGTTTCTGGCAACACAACAATTTCCGCAGGCGATGTAATTGTTATTTATGAAAGCACAATCCCTGAGTTTTCATCTATTGTTGGCAAAGAATTCCAAGTAGCTTCCGCATCTACAACTAACATTAGTTTCTTTGCGCCCGTTGCAAATATTGCTGCAAGTGGAAGCACAAATCCAGTTGAGTTTGGTGGAAGGTTTAGCGTTGGTGGTGGGTTTATGCACCAGCCAGGTGCGCCGTGGGGTATTCATTTCCAACGCAGACTCTGGGTTCCGTACTATTACGATCAGTCTGGGGCTTACAATAGTCCAACTTATGTTAGTCGCAAGATTGCAGACGAAATAGCCGTTTCTGACATACTAGATACGACAACATTTGACCAGATTGAGAGCCAATTTCGTATTACTGGTGGCACAGCGGACTTTGTGGTTGCTATGCATGGATTCTACAACGATTCGCTTGTTGTACTAAACCGAAACAGCTTGCATTTAATTCAAGAGTCTAAAGGAGGCCTTCTTGATGTTACAGTAAAAGAGTTAACCTCTGAGATTGGATGTTTAGCTCGCAAGTCTGTTGTCATGCGAGGCAATGCAATGTATTTCCTGTCTGACAACGGTGTGTACGGTCTTGAATTCCTCAATGATTACAACCTGCGAGGCATGGATCAACCTCTTTCCAAGAATATCCAGCCGTATATCGACAGGATTAACCCAGACAAGGCAGACAAAGCCGTAGCGGTTTACTTTGACAACCGATATTTCCTTGCTGTGCCGCTTGATAGCGTTGCTGGTGCTAATGATGCCATTGGTAACAACGCAGTGCTGGTTTATAATTTCCTAAACAAGGGGTGGGAGTCGATCGATACCTACGGCAATAACCAATTTATTATCACGGACTATATCACAGCATCTGGCGGGGTACGAAACAACCTGTACACGGTCACAAGCAACGGTGGGTTGCACCAAATGGAGTTTGCCGAGTCGATCAACGACAGATTAAGCGTGTCCAACCTTGATAACACCGTTGTAACCCCACAGATTGCAGCATCTTTGACATCTAGGGGTTATAATTTTGGCTCTCTAGAGCGGAAACGCTTTACGGACACGCAAGTACAAATGCAAAACCTTGCTGGCGAGACTGGCGAGTATAGCCTCTCATTTGCCGCTGAAGACCCAGACTTTGCGTCCACCATTGGCACTACGTCCACGTTCCTTGGCGGTATGCTCACGCCTAGTACCGCTAACGAGGCTGAGACTGCAACTATCCGCTGCCGTATCGGTGGTGTGCGGGGCTTTACTGGAACTTTAATTTTAAACAGGACTCAAGGTAGTCCAAAGATCCACTCAATCATGGTCGCGGGTTCCGTAACCAATAGACAAATCATTTCACAAAAATAATATTATGGGAGTACTAGACACTACATACACATTTACTGCCACAGACGTTGTTACAAGTGCAAAACTCAACAATGTAATCGACCAAACTACGTTTACAGCTACTGCTATTACTGGTACAACGCTTGCGCTTTTATCTGGGCAACTGAAAGTTAATACACTTGGCATAACATCAAATGAACTAGCTACAAATTCTGTAACCCCAGTAAAAATCTCTGTTGCTGGTTCAACAAACAATCAAGTTTTAACATCAAATGGCACTGTAGCGTCTTGGCAAAACACAGCAGCGGCAAACTTTACAAATGTAAAAGACTTTGGCGCAGTTGGTGATGGAATCGTTGATGACACAACAGCAATTCAGAATGCTTTTGCTTCTGGAAATTCTGTGTTTTTTCCATGGGGAATATACAGGTGCAAAGATATTGTAATAAGTGGCTCAAAAAGTGCGTATTGCAACGGATCAATTTTTAAACCTGCAATTGGTGCAAACTGGATATTTAAACTTGTTGGTTTTCGACCGCAAATATTTGATGCATATTTTGATGGAGAAGAGTATGTTGGTAATACCGGAAATATTCCAATAGGTTTAAATAACGCTGGAGTTATAGTTGGAGATAACCTTTTAGAGTGTGAGTTATGTGTTATTCAAAATTGTACGTGGGTCAATTTTGCAGTGTGCTTGATAATTGGTGGAAACAACACTTATAGCGCGGCAAAAGGATTTATAACAAATTGTAATTTTATATCTTATACACAAAGAGGCATTCTTCTAAAAAAGAATGCTTTAGATTTCTCATTTTCAAATATTAATATTCGCAGCGTTCTGCAAATTGGCACAAATGGAGACATTCCCAAAAGGGGGGCAATTGGGTTTCAACATGTTGGCACCGCAACAACATCAGGGAAAGGTGGGCATTTGCTAAATTCCGTAACATGCTTAAACTCAGAAATTGGATTTCAATTTACTGACTCAAGTTTAACAACCCTTCAAAATTGTATTGGAGATGGCGTTGCTGGTGCTGCCTACCAAATAAGTACAACTGGATCAGAGCATACTGATTATATTAAATTTGACAATTGTTTTGCTGGGACAGCAAAAATTGCATACGAAATAACAGGCACAGCATTAAAGATTTGCGTTTCAAACCCTACAACAATTTTTTCTGGTGTTATTCCTCCTTGGGGTGGAACTGATTTTTTCCTTACAACTGGGAATTATGCAGTTGCTAGAGACATTCACCTTCAAGCTGGCGCAGATCTTTTTGTTTGTGGGTGGTTTAGTGATATTTACCTTAACCCATTTTTTGCTGGAACAATATCGTTTGATTCTTCGGATTCATTATGTGTTGGAGCAGATAACGTAATTGGAGCAGGGCAGACAGTTTATTTAACTTCTGGAGGAAATCGAAACACGGAAGTCTTGCCGTTTATTGCTGCTAAAAAAGGAATGATTTATGGCATGCATGCTCAGTGTGGCACGGCTTCAGGCGCAGGACAATCATTCACATATACATCAAGGGTTAATTCTGTAGACTCAGGAACTAATGTTGTTATATCTGGAGCTAATGTTTTTGCAGGGTCCTCAAATACAATTACATTTTTTTCACAAAACGACAATGTTTCAATAAAACTTGTTACAAGTGGATCGGCTGCACAAGCAACTCACAGGGTCGGGTTAAAAGTTGTTTACTTTGGATAACTTTATAAACGTAACTCTATAATTTAACAAAATCATGGCAAAGAAACCAGCTACCAAAAGGGCAAAGCCGCTAACAAAAGCGCAAAAACAAGCTAATAAAGCGGCAAGGCTTGAAGAGCAAAAAACAACTATGTATGCCAATGATATTGGCAGGTTGCAGACCGCTTTTGAAAAGAATATGCCTGCTGCCTTGGCGTTTGAGGCTAAGAACAGACCAGCGTACACGGGGTTAAATTTAGGTGACGTATCAGCGTTTACGCAAGGTGTAGATGGACAGCAGGGTTACTATGATCAATTGCGTAATGCTACCAGTGAAGCTGGGCGCATGATCGGTGACGCTCGATCCACGGAACTCAGTCAGATGACTGGTCAAGCGGGTCAGGCACGGGGTCTACTGCAAACGATGTCACCAGAGGCAGCGGCACGGGTGCAACAAGCGCAAGATCAAGCCATGCAAGCGCAGGGTCTTGCTGGCACATACCAAGGGCAAAGCCAAGGTTACGTCGATCAAGCAAGGGATATAGCTATGGAAGCACGGGGCTTGCCTGGGTTGTACCAAGCAAAAAGCCAAGGGTACGTTGACCAAGCGAATACAATCGGTAGCGAAGCGTTTGCCCGCCGTGGGTACTTGTCGCCAGAGCAGATTCGTAATGCGGAGCAACAAGCCCGTGCAGGCGCACAGGCGGCAGGGCGCGTAGGTGGCAACCTCGGCATAGCCAGCGAGATTATGAACCGTGAGAATGCACTCGCAGCACGGCGTAATGAAGCAACCACAGCGGGGCAGAACGCATACAACCAATTCGGAACCCAGCAGAACGCACTTAGCAACCTCCGTGGTGAAGCACAAAATGCTGGTCTAAATGCCTTTAATCAATTCCAAGCACAACAAGGCACGATGGGCAACCTTCGCGGTGAGGCGCAAGGGGCAAACGTCAATGCTTACAACTTAGGTCAACAGTTTTACACAGACCCTGGGTTAAAACTACTAGGATCAACACCACTCAGCTACCAAGCAGGCCAGCAAAACTTAGGCGTGGGCTTGCAACAAATCGGAGCAGCTACACCAAAACTATTCGACGCAGGTGTAGCACTTAACTTAGGCGCAACTGACCGCGCTAATCAACTAGCAAAACAACAGGCAGATGCCCAAGTTAAAGCGGCAAAAGATGCAGCGAAGATGGGCATGATTGGGGATATTGCAGGCGGCATAACCTCCATGTTTTCTTTTGGAAAGTAAAACTTTCGTATAATATTATGGCACTATTAGGAGCATCAATTGACCCCAGCCTGTTTAGACAGGACTACTCTGGGTTTGTGAACGCAGCAAAAATCGAGGCAGGTGCAATGGCGGGGTTAGGGCAGACTATTGCAAATACTGCAACTGATTACTTTAAAGACCAGAACGAAAAGAAAAAGCTACTAAAGCAAAGTTCTACGCAAATTGATGCCGCAATTAAGTTGTATCCAGAGTTGCAAGGAGCATTTACACCAATTTTAGACAATCTTCGTGATGAGAATATTTCTCTAAATGATCGTTTTGCTAGTGCTAGTGCTACTCCTGGGCTTATTGAGCTTGCAATTGGACAGTCAAATAAAAATAGGGATTTTGGACTCAAAGAAAGAGAGCTTGCCGCACAAGAAGGCAGGTATACTCAACAAGCTACATCGGAAAAAAATCAACTAGTTCAACAAAACCAACAAGACATATCAACTTCTGTTGGATTGTTTCAATCATTAGGTGAAAGACTGACCCCAGAACAAGTAGCAACAGCAACAGATTTAATTCAATCAGGGAGAGGATCAAATAGTAAGGCTTATTTAGAAGCAATATTTAAAGGATTACCAGAAACCGAACAAAACAAAGTTATTGAAATTGGAACTAAAGATGGTGGTATTTCTGGAACTGTGCCAATGCTTCTTAATACTGCAACTGGCACAACACGAAATATTACTCCACCAGTATCTCCACTGCCAACTAATGTTCCTCTACCACTTGATATTCCAACAGTAGAAGGCCAAATTTTACCTGCAAACGAAACCGTGCTTTCTGCTGATAGGAAAACCGCAACATATCAAGGAAAAACATATACTGTTGATGATGGTGTTCTTCAACCAAGAGAACTAGCAACTACAACGCCTTTTGGATTTAAACCTGCTGGTGGCGCACTTGTAAATGTAAATACTGGAGATGCCCCCCAGCAACAACGTGAGACAGCAATTGATAAGTCTTTGCTTATAATTAAAGACGAATCAGCAAAGGCAGCATCTCAGCTTTTTAAAATTGATGAAACATTAAATCTTCTTAATGAGGGAGTTGAGACAGGATTTGCACAAGATGTACTGATGCAAGCAGGAAAAATATTTGGTCAAGACGTGTCTAATCAAGAAGCATTTAAAGCAGCTTCTGGAAATATTGCATTAGGATTTATAAATCTTACTAAAGGTGCAATATCAGATACAGAAATGACATACTTCACACAAGTTCTTGCTCCTAATATTGGAACTTCTGTTGAAGGAAACAAAAAAATTGCTAACTATCTTCGTCGATCTGCTGAAAAAGCAGCAAAAGTAGAAGAAATTATATCAACTGGTATGAGGTCTGGAAAATCAGCATTTGACATTGATAGTGAGGTTCAAAAGTTTAGAAATACTGAAACACTTATTCCCAAAGAGGTAACAGAAAGAAACCAACTTTCACCTGAAGCTCGAAGTATGCAGCAAGAACTAGATGCTATTAAAGCTGCAAAATAAAACTAAAAATCATGGCAATTAAAGTAATTTCCGAGCTTGAAGCACAAAAGCAACAAGCCACTTTTGAATTTGAACAACTAAGCCAACAGGCTAATTCATTGTTTTCTGCTGGAGATCAACTTGGGGCTGCCAAACTAACTCAACAGGCACAAAAGTATGTTGATTTTGTTGATAAAGCTGATCGTATGATTTTTGATCAAAAAGAAAGTCTAACGACAAAACTTGCTAATGGATCATTTTTAAGTGATAAAGACCCAATGGATGAACCATTGACAACATCTGAAGGTGTTGACAACAAAATAGCCAAGGGGATTTCAGCAGTTATTGGGCAACCAGTAAATATGCAATCAGAACTTGGATGGAAAGAGCGATCAAAGTTAGCATTTTTAAATGATGTATCTAAAGATGAGTATTTAAAAAGTCAATATGGAGAAGAAAACATAAAGACCATGAACGTCATGGGTAAACCAGTAAGATTGATTAATGATGGAACTAGTTGGTTTCCAGTTGATCGTTATGACCTTACTTCAAATGACTTTATAGACATGATAGGCGAGATTGCGCCAATGATTGGATCTATTGCTGGAGGATTTGGTGGAGCAGCATTATCTAAGGGGCCTGCGGGAACGGCAATTGGAAGTGCTGCTGGATACACTGCGGCAGGAACGCTTCAGGATACTCTTGCAAGAGCCGTGATGGGTGCAGGCAAAGGTTTTGGAGAGTCAATTACAAAGCGAGCAACAGAAGCCATGATTGGTCTTCCTATTGAATATGGGATAGCAAAAATTGGTCAACCCATTCTTCGTGGTTTAGCAACAATGAAGAAAGGAACAACTCCAAAAAGAACTCAGCTAATTAGTGAAGCTGGAGAATTCTTAAGCAGGGAAGGTTATCCAACAAGTCTTGCTAGGTTTGCTGGAGGAAGCGTTGAGCAACAACAAAGAATGCTTCGTGCTGCTGAAAACTTGCCAAATTCCAAAATAGGTCAAGATCTTGCATTTGGAGCAAAAAGACTTGAAGCATTTATGGATGATAATATTTCAAGGCAGGCACTTCCAGATAGACTGTATGAAGATACAATAAAAGCCGTAAAAGCTGAAAACGATCTTTATCTAAGACAGGTTGCTATTTCTGATGAAGGTGTTGCAAACACGTTAAGAAAAAATCTTGATGATGATCTTCAGAAACGATTAATAAGACCCGAAATCCAAGAAGAAGCTGCAGCTACATATTTAAAAGCAACTTTAGGAAAGGCTAAATCTTCTGCTGAAAAAGCAAAGAAAGATATTTACAATCCTTTTTATCAAGAAGCCGATCAAATCGTTTCAGTTGATCCTCTTGAGTTAGCAAGAAAAATGGAAGATCAATATTTCAAGCAGGGTGTTAGACCTGCTGAAATTGATAATTTTATTAATGAACTTAGAGCTAGACCTCAAAACGCAAAAATAATTGCTGACCTTCAAAGCAAAATTAACAGTGGTAGTTTAACTCCTCAGATCAAAGAACTTTCAGAGAGAGAAATCAGAAGACTTGAAAACATTTCTGGCCCACTTAATGCAAGTCAATTAGACGAGCAATTTCGCAAAATCCGTGACCTTGCTCCTACTGGGCCTATAGCAGGAAGTGGTGCTACACAACTTAAGACGCAGGTTAAAAATGCTGAAGGTGTGTTACAACAATTTCGTGATGATGTTTACAAAAAAGCTAAATTATACGATAAATGGGCTGCGGCTACTGAGAAAAACAAAAACTTTTTACAGTACACAAAAACCAATATTTCAGACATACTTGAAAGCGGAATCGGAAAAGAAATGACTTCACGAAAAGTCATGGATACTGTTTATTCGTCTCCTGAACAAACTAGGTTGATTCTTTCAGCAGTTAAAAGGGATGATCCCGCCAACTATGCAGTTTTTGCTGAATCAATGCGAGAATCTTACATGAACAGAATTGGGCTAAACGGGCGTGGTTTAGGATCTGGAGTAGGATTTAAATTTGACGACAGAATAGTTAGGGAACTTTTTGGTTCAGAAAACTTAGAGCGAGGAAATCGCATGGTTCAAAAACTAGAAGGATTGCAATCTGTTTTTAAGTTCAAGAAACTAGATCCAAGCAAAATAAGTATGAAAGATGTACAAGAACTTGAAGGAGTCTTACATCAAGATGGAGTAAGAGATATTACTGCATCAATCGCTAATCGTGCCGAAGCATCTCAAAAAGCTGAAAAACTTGGTCGAAATATTTTAATTAAAGATGTTTTAAATGGACACAAAGAATCTATTACAAGAGGTGAATTTCCAAGAGCGTTGTTTGATGCAGAACCAGCGCAAGTAAGGAAAATATTTTCAATGTTCAAACCTGCTGAACAAAAGGCAATACGAGAAGATTTTGCTGAACACGTTTTTTCTCGTTACCCTGGGAATCCTGACTCAACAATAATGAGACTAAAGTTGTGGGATGGAGAGACATTTTTAAATGACATTGCAGCAAATCCAAAACTGCAAGAAAATATGAAAATTGCTCTTGGAGAACCTTTTGTTAATAAAATGGTTGCCGCATCTCGACTTACAGAAGCTACTCAAACAGTTTCTAGTGGAGCAAAAATGAGGTTGACTGGTGTAGTTACACCAGAAGAAACCCGTGGATTTTTAGCACTTGGCCCTGTGTTAAACTCAATTGGAACTAGGGCTACCGCAGCAATGTATAGGGCTGGATCATTAGTTCCATTGCTTGGGAAGATGTCTCAAAAACAACTTACAAAAGACCAATTTGAAAAAGAGTCTGTCAAAGCCCTTGGTGTTGCATTACTTACATCAAACGGAATACAAGCAACATTGAAAACAGGACGATATGATCCAGAATGGTCACGCCGTATTGGACAAACTCTTGGAACTGCTTCTAAAGAATCTGTTGATTATGCTAAAGCATTTGGATATGGCACAAGATTTTAATTAAAAATACAACAATCCCGCTCTTGCCAGAAGCATCTCATCAGCTATAAGTGGTGCTTCAACCAACAAAGAGAAATAACATGAGCGACAACGAACTTCTTGAGATTGACAGTAAACAGGCAATTAAGGAGTTCTTTCTTGAGGTTAAGGAACGTGCGAAGCTATTCCCGCGCAACTCAATCGAGCATTACAATCCAAACGTAGCTGCACAGATCTTATGGATGCTTGCACAAGGTGGACGTATTAGCGTAATTGCTAAGAAGTGCAAAGTATCGCATGAGCTAGTAAGGTCGCTAGAATGGCGGCATAACGACACGCTTGAGTCAAAGCGTAAGGAGTTTTCTAAACGCTACGCTATTGCTGCGGCTGAGTACACTGATCTATTGTTCGAGAAAGCAGAACAATTATCCAACGATCCAGAGCAATTGAAGATGATCTCGCCAGACCGTCTTGCTTTGACTATCGGCATTATGACAGACAAAGCTGGGCAACTCTCTGGCATGGCAAGCACAATCGTAGAACATCGTAAAGGTGCAAGTATTGACGATGCTGCTAAGATGATTGCTGAGGCAAAGTCTCGCATTGCTAATAAAATCAAGGAACAAGCAATTGAAGTTGAGGTTATTGAATCATGATCAAAGAGCCAGAATCAAGGTTTGATGGCCCAATCTTCAAGCATTACGTTGTAGAACATGATGGCGTTAAGTACGGTTGTAACACGCTTGTTTACGCATCTTACTTAGCCGAAAAGTTTGACTCCAAAATCTGGGATGTGATACTCAAAAAACACATTAAGCCGTATATCGGTAGGTGCAGGCATTGTGAAAAACGTCGAGAACTCCATCTTGTTGACGGCAACCGAGGATCATTCCCTGCTGAGGATGATACGTTCGGATGCAAAAAATGTAATAGCGTATACAGGATTGTCGATGTACTCATGGAGACTGACGCATACAGAATCAAGTAATGCAATGGCGTAATCATGCAATATTGCAACCTCCGTCAGACGACGAGATTTGTGCAATGGAACCAGATGAGCTTATGGACATCCATAAGGTTTATCACGAAGCTATTGATAACGCCGAAAGAGATCCGTACAGGTATGGATTCAGATTGCCGCATTGGGAGAAGGCAGAGGAGCAACTCTCGCAAGTCTCTGAAGTTTTAGCACTTGGCGGTAACAGGTCAGGGAAAACTGCGTGGGGTTCCTATTGCGTGGTCAAAGCTGCAATCGAAAACCCTAAGTCTGAGATCTTTTGCTTCTCGCAAACGTCCGAGGTTAGCATACGACAACAACAAAGTGCTGTGTGGAATTGGATTCCAAACGAGTTGCGTACAAAACAAACATCAGCAAACGCATACATCTCGTACACTAAGAAGAACGGATTTACAGACAATTCGTTGATCTTCCCCAATGGTTCGCAGATCATCTTCAAGACGTACTCACAGTATCAGAACAATCCAACGATCCTAGAAGGTGCTGAACTTGGCAGCAAAGACCCTAAATGGCACAATATCGGAGTATGGC